AGTGGTGTGAGCAAGTCCAACACGGATCGGTTGTCATTGTCCCCATTCACACCTTCCGTGTGTAGTGTGTGGCCCTTGAGTGCCAACCGGGTATTGCTGCCTGTTGATGTTGGTGAGGATGGCCCATCGCTGCTGTATGTGCCGATGACCTTCACCCACCTTGTTTCGTTGACAGCATCAATCGTGTCTGTGGTGAACGTGTTGATGGTGTTGTAGGGCTGAAGGCTCAACTGCGATCTGACAAGGCCGCCTATGTCGAAGGCAGCAGCACCATGTTGATTCGGGTATTTGCGCAGTGTGTACGTTTCTGTGCCCGGTGGTGTGCTCATATCACCACTCCATATGTACACCTTGAGGATGTACTGAAAGTTCGTTTCTGTGTAGTTGGCGTTGTACAGGTTGTAGATGACCGGGCTGAGTGCGAATATGTTGCCGCCCGGCTCTTGATTGATGTTGCTCATGGCTTGTCTTTAACGCTGAGAATGTCGGCTGCTTGTGCCTCAAGGTCCTTGCCATAGGCAGCAATCAATTCGTCTTGATACTTTTCTTCTGCCCTTGTTCGGGCTGTGGTCAGAAAGTCTGTGGGCTGAATGCCAAAATACTTGATCTTGCGATTCATCAAGAAAGCCATTGACTTCATGCGGCTTGGTGTCTTGGGCAGCACCTTGCCTGTTTTCAAATCTCTTGGCTTCAACTTCTTGTCGTTCTCCACCCACTGCTTCATCGCTGATGGTGGTATGCCCTTGCCGCTCTTGTCTGCCTTGAGCACATAGGGGAATCGGCCCTTGTTCACATATTCGGCATATTCCTCACCACGAATGTTTATGGTTGGTACGCCTTGCTGTACGGCCCAAGTGTACCTCATGCTGTCCTTCAACTTGCCTGTGGCCACCGATCTGCGTGTTGCCTTGGTTTCGCTGATGGTGTAGTCCTTGAGTGCGCCTGTCTTGCCGTCCCACTTGGCACGGACCTTCTTGCGCTTCCGGGCAACCACAAGTTCCAACTTGGCCACACGGATGGTTTCTTCACCGATCTTCTTGAGGACCTCAATCAGATTTGACCAATTTTGCTCAACAGATGCCATCGGTGGTTGGGCTGCCTTTGATTGTTATGGTCAGCATGGTTGACCACCCGGCCAACTTGTTCTCATAGCTGTCAAGGAATGGTGTCAAGGTTGGCTCAGTTTCCAACAGGTAGTTGTGCCGATCCGGACCACGCCTCAGAAGGTCCGCAAACATGGACAGCTGTTGTAGACATTCGCTCAACACATACTGAAGGTTGTCAGTTCCCTTGAATGGCTCATTCATGTCCTGTATGTCCTCCGTGTTGAAGTCCACTATGTCCATCAAGTGGATGTTGAATGACAGGCGTGTTGCAGAACCACTCAAACTTGCGTTCTCCGGTACGATATGCAGCAATGGGTAGTTAGACATGCGCTTGATGTCAACGTCCTCAGAATTGCCAAAAAACACCGTGTTGATGTTGGGCAATGAATCGGCTGTTGCCTTGAGGTGGTCTATGACTTCAACGAATGTTGCCATTGCTTGTGTTTTTCTTGTTGGTATGCGTTCCAATCGCTTTCATGAGAAAGCCATAAAAGCACTCTGTGTAAGGGCAGCCCTGTGATTTCATCAAGCCTTGTAATGTTGCCTTGGCATAGTCGATGGATGGCTGTATACCACCCCCACTTTCTGCTGAATCTTTGCTCAGTGCTTTCCGGCCTGTTGCCTTGCTCTTCTTGTTCGCCTGTGCTGTCAAATAGCTCAGAGTACACAGACACAATTCGATTCCTCCACGATAAAAAAAAAGCATGGCTGATATGGGAATGGCCGCTGCCACACCACTGAAGTCTGTTATGGTGGCAAGGCCGTTGTATGGCTCAATCGTGTACCTGTCACCCTGTTCCTTGGCGATCGGCCTGTACAGGATGTTCATGAGTTCGTTGAGTTGTCCGGGCTGCTCTTGGTGCTTCTCAATGTCAACGTACTCACCGAATGTGATGTTGTCCAAGTTCGGTATGAGGCCATATGCCTTGCCGTTGTGCCAAAACTTGCTGACCAACTTTGGTTGCTTGTTGAACACTTCAGCCAACCGGGCCATGACATACTTCCGGTCATTGTGTTTCATGACTGCGGTGGCCTGTGGCCCAAGGTGCAGAAAGATTCTGAGGGCCTCACGCACGATCTCTTCCGGCTCAAGGTCATCCGGAAGTGACACCCACTCAATGTATTGCTTGAGGGTAATGTCGTGCCATCCTTCCGGTATGTCTATGGATAGTTGCATGGTTCAAAATTAAGCAAATGGCCCTTGGTGTCATACCACTGCTGATACTTTGCGCACAGACACCACAAATCTTGTCCGTAAACAACGATTGCGTTTGTGCCATGCCTTGCCACAAGCACCTCGTGTTCGATTGCGTAGAACTGAAGAAAGTAGTGCAGTGGCCTTGAGTATGGCTGACAAGTGTGCTGTAACGAAGAAAGGGCCACTGAAGGCCCTTTTTTGTTGTCGGATGTGTCGGTCATGCCTCTTCCGGTATTGGAGCAGATCGGGAATGACTGAACAGCCTACAAAAAGCATGGTAGTCGAATGGCAGCAGCCTGTCGTGTTGTACTTGGCACAGCACATCCCATACCTTGACAGCAGTGCCCAACGGAAGGTCCGTGTGGAAGTGGTGTGAATCTAATTCAGTCAGCAGCCTCTTGAGCAATGTTGGATAGCGTGTGTGGTAGGTCCGGATCATGCCTTGATGCTCCTCTGATATTTGCGCCCACAGGGTTGGCCGATCTGTTGTGATGCTCATTTTCTCGGTCATGATTTGCAAGTGCATTTCTCTGTGTTGAAATTCGTCCATTGTGTGAAATTAAAAAAGGGCTGATTAACAGCCCTGTGATTTTACTTGTTCCGTTGTTCTGCGGCCTTGCGCAAGTTGTAGTCACTCCACTCCTTGAGCCATATTTCGGCCCTTGATATGACCTCGTGGGCTGACAACTCAAATTTGCGATCACCCGAACAGATGTACACATGATGATTGCGTTCGTGCCTTCTGACATCCATTGTGGTGTATCGTTTGTACCACTGAAGGGCTATGTCAGACACTTCGATACGCTCTTGTTCGTCCATGTAGCTTTGGGTGCGCAGAGTAATTTGAAACCTTGCGATGATGCTTCTGAGCCGGATGATTTCTTTCTGATCCATTGTGTAAACAGGTTTGTGATTTAAGGTGTAAAAGGGCCGATTTAACGGCCCTTCTGAACATTGCTGTGGTTATACCCAAGTTGTGCTTGGTGCGTTGTTTACGATCTCCGGCAGGGCTTGGAGTGCCTTGGCATTGAGTTCGTACCCACGGCCCTTGAACAACTGACCATCATCCTTGCTGCGGATGACGTGGTTGGTGTAGCGTGTCACAGCATTGAACAAGCCCCACACGGTGTCACCCTGTTCGGTGAACGATTGGACAACGGCCTCACTGAAGTCGGTCATTGTCTTCCGGGTGCGCACAGGCAGATCGGCCTGTTGGGTGGTCATGTCAACATTGAACACGGCCTTGACCATCTCACGTATTGATCGCTCATTGGCTGTGCGATCGGCCGCATGTGTGAATAGTTCCATCATGCGCTCTTCTTGCTCCATAGCAACACGGAAGTTGGCCACAGCAGCATCGATCCGTTCCTGTGCGGTGAAGGTGTGCCGGATGCGCTGTATGCTCTTCAGTGCGTGGTGAAAGGTATTCTCACACACGATCACTTGGTTGGTTGTACCAAAGCCGATTGATGATGTACCATCGTGGCTGTTGCCCATTGTGATGTTGCGCTTGATGCCGCTCTTGCCAATGCGCTCTTCCGGCAATCTGCCTTGAAGGAATACCAACCGACCATCTCTGAGTGGGCCGCCATGGATGTCCTCTGAAGGCAAGATGCCCTCGGTGGCTCGGATCATGGTGTCAACCATCTCGTGGTTCTGATAGGTCTGATACACCTGTCCGACTGCGGTGAACACTTGGTCACCTTCCGGGCCGCCTACAACAGCGTTGAAGTCTGTTGACGTGCCGTTGGGCAGATGAAGGGGTTGGAGTTGTACCGACCAATTGAGGTTGGTGCGCTCAAGCACATCAAATATGCGCTCTTCGTGGGTTGGGTTTGAATTTGCCATGAGGCTGTTAGGGTTTAATAGATGCGGCTGAAACACCCGGCAGCCGCTTCCGGGTAATGTGATGTTGATTAGTCCTGTGATTCAAGTTCGATGATGTGGTCCAACCATGCTCTGCGATCTTCCAAGCCTTGCTCATGATCGTTGGACATTGTGATGGCAAGTTCTCTCATCATGTTTCTGAGGTCCGCGGGTTCGGTCTTGTCCACAAGCCACTGAATGTTACACACATATTCATCAAGTAGTTGATCGAATCGTGTGCTTGAGTATTCACGATCCATGCGGCTGCGATCTTCACTGCTGTGCTTGTAATGAACGGACAGCCGTGCTTGATATTGGAGTGTCATGCCGCTGATGGCTGTTTCGATCTTGATTTGCAGCTTCTCCTCTGCGGTGAGGATGTCTTGGGTGTCGGTTGAGTTGTTCATGGGTTTGTTAGGGTTATGGGCCGGTTGCCCGGCCCGGTTTATGATTGATTGATTACTTGCTTTGGTTCTCACGTTGTTCGGCTGCCAATCTTTTATCATGCGCTGTAAAACTTGGAGTAATACACATGCTTGACCGCAGCATTGTCCCAATACTCATCAATTTCCGGCCAATTCTGCGTGAAGACCATGCGGCTCACTTTCCTTTGTCCATTAGGCCAAACCTCCTCAACTTGCTTGCCGTGTGTCCACCCTCTCTGCTTGGCGTTCTCGCTGATGGGAATCTCAGTCACCTTAGTGGTCTTGAACTCGCTGTTGTATTCTTTGGTTCGCTTGGTAGTTGTGGCATTTACGCTCATTTTGATTGATTTTTTAGGGTTATTCATGCCGCTAATATATAAACTTTTTTTAATAGTCTATATAATCTATTGAGCCATGTGCCTCTGTGACAGGCTTTTACCTCAGATGATACTTGCCTGTGACCTTACTATGAAGGTGAGTGAATACGCAATACCGGGCCGCATCCAATCCGTGGTCGTTGCCATCCACAGGAATGTTTACGTTGCGGCCCTCCTTGTCTTGCTTCCATCGATAGTTGCGCAGTTCTTTAATGAGGTTGTGCGATGTTGGCGTTGCGTGTATGTGAAACGTCTTCATCAGTTGTATGCCCGACAGCACGTTGTCCTTTCCGCCCTTGTTTGCGGGTTTGACATTCCAACCCATGCGGTACAAGGTTTCAATGCTCTTGGGATCGGCTGAATCACAGATGATGGGCTGCCGCATATCAATGTCAAGGCCCTTCCATGCCCGGTTGATGTCCTCATTGGTCATGTCGGTCCGGTACAGCCGCTCATCCATGTACAGGTTGTCCCCATCGATGTAGACATCAATCAATGTTGTCGGATCGTTCGTGAAACCAAAGTCACAGCCTCTTCCCAACAGCCTTGCCTCCTTGGGCACTTGAGCCTCAGTGTACTTGTATATGAGGTCCGGCCGGGCCGCTTTCTCACCAAGGCCATATATGGTCCATGCGGTTGGATCGGTGTCCTTCAGCCGCTCAATGCGCTCCACAACCCGGTCCTCAAGGAATGGGTTGTCAAGGTATGTTGACTTGATGAATGCTGCCCTTGGTATGATGTCGGTGTACACGAAGTGGTATTCATCAGATGGGTTGAAATCACACCATATCTGTTTGGTGGTTCTGATCTCAAGTTGCATCCAATCATCCTTGCTGAGTTCGTTGATCTCATTACAGAACAGGTATGAACGCTTTGCGCCACGTTTCTTCTGTGACTTGTCCATGCCAATGAATTCGATCCTGTTGCCATTGAGCATGTACGTGTTCTCTGACTTGTTGTGATGGGCCTCATCATACAGATCGGCTTCTTTGAGGATGTCGATGAAGTCACGCATGGCCGTGGTTCGCAGTGTGCTCAGTTCCTTCCGGGCAATGGTGAATGTTTCCCCGGTGCGCTCCATCGCACGACAGATGATGACTTGAAGTATGGCATATGTCTTTCCGGATCGTGAGCCGCCTTGGTTGACAATGACCTCATTTTTCAACTCATAATTGGGCTGAAAAAGTGGGCCTGTCTTGAATGTTAATGTGCTCATATGAAACCGTGCGGTATTGCTGTCGGGGATGGCGTTTCAACGATTGCGTTGCTGTTGAGTATTGATACAAGCCGTGGACAATCGTTGCTTAGAATTGAAATTTAATGGCTTAAATTGAGTGTTGTGTTTTGTGATTTGCGTGTCCGGTCAATTTTTGTTGATTGCTTTTATCTATCAGCCGCTATTGTTGGCCCTGTTGGCGTTTCAACGATCTCTTTGATGTTGACACCTAATGTGAGCGAATGACAAAAGTTGCTTAGAAACAAAATTTGCTGCCTCAGTTCGCATTCTCAGTATTTGGCTGAATCACCTTCATTTTGCTGCGTTTCGGCTTGATAATTTCCACCTTGATTTCATCAATTTGCGAGTTGGTGTTCACACTTTCGATCCGTTCAATGTACCCTCTTTCCTTGCCTTTGGTCTTGAGGTAAAATATGATGGCAGCCGTATTACCATTCATGATGAGGCCGTGCAGTTGACTTTCAACCATGTCAAGTTCCATGTCTTGAATCTCACGGACCTGTGCGGCATATTCGGGGTCATTCTCCAACCAATCATAGTGAGTGCTGCGGTTGATTCCGGCTTTGCGCACTGCTGTGGTGACAATGCCCAATGATTTGGTCAATGCCTCCAACATTCGTTTTTTCCGATCTGCTGTGGTCATGATTCCTTGTTTATGAATGCCTTGAGGGCATAAAAGATCAATGTGTTGCGGTAGCTTTCCGGGCCGTGGTTGATGACAGGTGTAACGCCATGAATGTTGCGCCATGCCGGGTACACCAACATTGAGTTGTCGGCCTGTTCCACGCACACATCATAGTCCGGTATGTACAGGCTGCCACCATCGGCCTGTCTGCGCTTTGTGATGATCACGTTGACCGTGCCCTTGATATTGCCTGTGTCCCGATGAACAGGTGCGCTGATGTTGTAGTTGCTGATGGATGAGGTGAACAGATCGGTCCAACGCCATTCCTTGTCAACGCCTGTCAACAACTGCTTCTGCCTGTCGTATTGTTCGGGCCATAGGTCCTTGATCAGATCGCCACTTGCCTTGCTTATCATCATCATGGCCTTGATAAAGGTCCGTGCTGACTTGACAGAGTGAACCTTGCTCATGGATGGGTATGGCCGCTTCATGTGTGGCCTTGGTGGCACAGCCCCGATGATTGTGCTGAATTGCTTGACCTTCTCAGTGTGGCCCTGTTCGCCCGATGTCCTGTTCATGATTGACTTGGGTACGGCCTTGCTCAGAAATTCCTTGTTGGCAATGTTCGCAAGATCACACAACCTGTCCGGCATCCGGTGTACATAGAAACCAACCACCTCACCATTCTCAACAAATAGGCTGTCTTGCGTTATGGTAGGCGCATGAAACCCGGTCTTGTTTCCAATTCGTACACCATGTTTTTTTGGTGTCAGTTCAACTTTCTTCATTCACTTGATGTAAGACACAGGAAAGTGCGCTGAAGCTGTTAGACACCAAATAATGGTGTGGAAATGAATTTACACGGCTCTGCACCCTTTGTAGATGCTGTGCGCTCTGATTGCTCTTGCGCAGCTTCCGGCCCTGTGTGCCGTTGTCTGTTATTTTGATGATGGTGGGTCTGAACACCTTGAGGAATGTCTTGTTCATCAGCCTGTCACCTTCACCGATCATTGTCAGCCCTTGCTGCCGTTGATGTTCCCGGAAGTCAAGTGCTTCTTTCATCAGTGCCATTGACAAACGATCGCTGCCATCATACATGTGGCCCTCGTATTTGCCGATGATGCCAACCCGGTCGTGGTCGGTACGATAATGCCACAGGCCACGCTTGACAGCACGATCCGCATTCAGTTCTGTCAGCAGTTGCTTCATCACCCATGTCTTTCCGCTGCCGCAGTTGCCCACTATCAAGATTGTCTTCATATGCTGTTTCTTTCCATCATTAGGGTGTGTTTGCTGCGTTAATGAAGCACATCACCATCATTGTATTCCTTGAGGTATTGCTTGTCAAAGGTTTCAAATCTGAATTGCCATAAGGCTTCCCAAGCCACGCCCTGTGGTACGTTGCCTTGAATCGTGTTCAGTTCTTGCCTCATCCGCTCAATGTAGTAGCCCACATATCTTTTGCCCCATCTGTACTTCTTGTATGCGCACAGGGTGGTTTCGATCTCAAACACATTGCCGCTGTGTGTCTGCTTCAAGTTGATAAATGCGTTGTGTAGGTGCTGCATCTGTGCGCCTGTCAACTTCCGGCTGACAAGGTCCTCACGGCCTATGGCGTATGCGACACCATTGCGGCATGATTCGGCTTCAGCCATGTTGAGGTATGTAGGCTTGTGCTGTATATCTGTGATCTGATTCAGCACATCCAAGTAGTTGAACAGGGTGAATCTTCCAAAATACTTGATGGCTTCAATCTTGCCGTATATCTGCTGCCAATTCTTGCTGTACAAATAGCCCTCTTGGCTGCCACGACACAAGGACCTGTAACTGATGAATGAATCGATGAATTGGTTGTTGTTCTTGATTCTTGCCCGATCTGTCTGAAAGATGAGTTTGCTGCGGTTCTCAGACCACCACTTGCGCAGTCGGTTGACGTTGACAAGTTCGTAGTCCGGGAATTCATTGTACATGTAGAACACGGTGGGTGCGCAGTAGCATGTGCCGTACAGCCAAGCCAACCAATATCGCTGCTCTGTGTTGAGTTCGTACCTGTTTGCCAAGTAGGTCAGTGCCCTCACGGCCGGGTCAACATCCTTTGCGGCCATCATCTGATTGTGAAAGTCAGTGAAGGTCATCGCCATGTGTGTAGCTTGTTCGGGGTCACTGCCTTCGATCCGGTCAACCCGGACCTCAACATGATGTCTTGAGTGCTGCCAATCACGATCCGATCCGGTGACTGATGCCAATACAAGGGCCGTTTTCTGTTCCGTAGCGCAACGATTGTGTCATGGTCCATGACTAACATTGCGAATGATGCTTGAGTTGTTCTAAGCCAAGATTTGTCGTTGTATCGTGCGAATAACACCCACCCATCGTTGTCAGTCGGCATATCGATCTGATGGCGTGTCATCATTTCGTCCCGGCTGCCTTGGTCAATGACACCATTGAATACCAACGCTTGATTGTTCCTTATCAGTGGTTGGTTGTTCCTTAATTCGCTGTGATCACCACTTGTGCTGTACCGGAAGTGCGCAACAAACTTGTCCGGCCGGGTGCTGTGTATTGATTCCTTGAATTGGTTGTAGTCCAAGAAACGATGGTGTTGTATGCCGTTGTCATGGTAGGCATAGCCAAAGGCATGAAGCCCTCTGATGCGTGAGGCATCAAACAGGTCATTGAGCAAGTCCGTATCATAACGGCCCACATGACCTATTACACTGCACATTACTTCAAGGCATTGAGAAGTATTGCGCCAATGTCACTGCCGTTGTCCCGGTGCTGCTTCATAAGGTCCTTGCATTCGTCATAGCTTTCCTTGAGGCTGAATTCAACCTGTACAGCCATACGCACATTGCCCTCATCAGCATTGAGTTCGTCCTCAAGGTCATCGGCCTCTTCAAGTATGCTGTAATCAATGTCCTCCGGCTTCCAAACATCAAGCCCCCATTCTGTCAGATCATCCGGCTCAAATTCGTTGGCCAATGTGTCCCAATCCCATTCGCCATAATTGTTGTTGTCCTTGATCAGAAATTCCTTCTTGCGCCTGTCATCCCATCCTTCAACCTTAATGACAGGAATGGTCTTGAGGCCCAAGTGCTTCGCAGCCTCCAAGCGCATGTTGCCACCAAGAACAATGTTGTCCTCATCCACAACGATCGGCCGCACATCCAACATCTCCGGGAATGTGGTGAGGCTCTCAACCAAACGCTCAAATTTGCCATCACGAATCAACCTTGGGTTGTTCGGGTTCTTTTTGATGCTGCTGATTTTAACTTGCTGTGCTTCCGGCTTCATAGGTCATGTAGATTTGGTCAATGTCGTTCACAAGGTCTTGCCATGCCTTTGGATCGCAACTGCACGGAAGGTATTTGCTGTGGTTGAATAGCCGGGCATGGATGACAGCTATCATCTGCTGATCTGCTGTGTTGATGACTTTGCCCTTGCGCTGCCTGTATTCGGTCCACAGGCCGTACTCATGTTCATTCATACATTCCGGCCGCTTGAATGGGAACAGGTTGTTCAGTGTTTCTTTGCGCCTATCACAGCCGCAATCAAGCCCTGTCTTGTCCGCAAACCAATCAACTGCTTTCTTGATTCCGGTATGCTTGGCAATGTTCTCTACAACATCACCCAAGCCCTTGTTTTTTTCAGCCATAGAACATGCGTTGGCCAAAAATACACAAAAGTGTCAATAACTACCTTTCTGTGTAGATTGTAGTGAGGTCAATAAAGTTTGGCCGGGTTGGAAAGTCTGCGTGTTTGTAATACTGATTCCACTGCGCAATCCTTGCTTGGCAATCTTCACTCTCAATCATGGCGCACATTTCGTCATACAATGACTGCCATTCTTTGTCATAGCTGTACATGTGCTCATGCGCCTTGATCATCGCAATCACTGAGGTGCGTTCCCGGTTGATCATGTAGCCGATCGTGTACGGATCGATCAAAAATTCATCGCATAAGGCAGCCAACATCTTGCGCCCATCGGCATAAGATCGTTCCCTTGAGTTGCTCAGAAATTTGGCAAGGTTCAATCCGGTCCGGTTGATCACGATCTGAACTGCGATCTTGATGAATCCTATGTTGTTCTGCTTAATGTTCACCGATGTATGCTTCAAGGACTGCGATAAATTCCGGAAGGCTGCGAATGATGCTGTATGCATAGCCTTGCCGCTCAACTTGTAGTTGCCATTCCTTCTGTGCCTCTGTCTGTCGGCCCTTGGGTGTCTTCATTTCGATACACAGGCCATGTACATGATGCCTCGGCATCAGCAGCAACAGGTCCGCTACACCCGACACAACGCCTTCTGCCTTGAGGTTCACTGCGGTCCGCACATCTCGTTTGCCGCCATTAGGAACAGCAAAAAGCAAGGCCCTGTATTGTGGGTACTGATACCTGTACCAACG